ATATCATAATTCATAACTTTATCATAATTCATATTATCATAATTCATAACTTTATATTAATATTAAAATATTAATATAATAATTGCTTAAATATTAATATAATAATTAGTTAAATAATTATAAGTAGTAATACAAAAATTTTATAATATGAATGAATTGTTAATATATAAATATAAACCGCATAATATTAATGATTTATTGTTAAGTGAAAATAATAAAAATTTATTGAATAACTTCATAAAAAACAATTATTACAATATAATTTTTGAAGGTAGCTCAGGGTGCGGAAAATCAAGTTTAATAAATATAATTTTGCAAGAATATTATAAAGGAAATAAAATAATAATAGAAAGTAATGTTTGTTATATCAGTTTATTGAAAGATCAAGGAATTAATTTTTATAAAAACGAGGTGCGTATTTTCATAAATAACTGTATAAACAATAGCTATAAAAAGTTTATAGTTATTGAAGACGTGGAATTCTTTTCGGACATTATTCAAATGTATTTTTTCGAGTTAATAAAAAATCACAAAAACAGCATTTATTTCATGTTAACAACCTCTAATAAATTAAAAATAAATAATAATTTATTGCATTTACTGGATATTATAAAATTTGAGCAAGTAACTTATGCATGTTTATGGGATATATTAACACACATATTAACACAAGAAAACATTACTATTGACGAGACAATCAAGAAATATATAATAAAATTATCTAATAATTCAATAAACAATTTAATAAACAATATAGAAAAGATCATATTATTATATAATAATTTCATATCATTAAAGGACGTTAAAGAATTAGATATCGAATCGAACATTATTATAGAGCATTATGACGAATTAATTGAACATATTAACAATAGTAATAAAAAGGAAGCAGTAGATTTTATGTTAAATCTAATAAATAAAGGTTATTCTATAATCGATATATTAGAGAATTTTTTATATTATATTAAAGAAATAAATAACGCAATAAACGAAGAAAAGAAATTTTTAATAATAAAATTAATAGTAAATTTTATAAATAATTATTTCTCAATAGAAGAAGATAACATACAAATAATATTTTTTACAAATCATCTTTATAATATTATAAACAACTAACAAATAACGAACAACTAACGAACAACTAACTAACAAATAACGAACAACTAACTAACAAATAACGAACAACTAACTAACAACTAACTAACTAATAAATAATAATATATTATAATATATTATGATTTAAAGACAAAACCACAAACTATAAAGGGCAAAATCTAAAGACACCCCCTAAGAGCTTATTCTACGTGTTTCAATATTTGTCGAAGCTAAATATATAGAGTTTTCGGTACATATGATGTATACTGCCTCAATCTTGTATATTTTAACAATTGGACTGGTGTATTCTTCTTCATTTTTGACTAATAACTTTTCTTTATTTTCTTTAACTCCAATCATGACTTTTTTATCAATGGAATCCAGCCAATAATCCAACATAATAGGTTTGTCTTCATTAATAGAAATCTTCGCTATATGGGGCCATATACTTGAAGGCGGCAATACTACTTTTTCATTGTCGCTACTCATTTATATAAATGTAATACTAAAAAACTTTAAATTGTTTTTTGCTATATATAATATTATTTTCCTAAGAACCTCCTAAATATATATTGTAAAATATCTTCTTAAATAAGTTATGAAGTATATTATAATAATATTATATTATAAGGTATAATGGAATTATACATCACGTTTATAAATTCATTAAAAACATATACACATATATTTTATAAAAATATGTTGTTTAGATATATAAATAAACCTAATTATTTGGAATTTATTTATTTAAAAGGATTGTTTTTATTAAGAAATATATTTTTAATGCTAGTTATAAATGGTTCTACAAATATGACAATAACTATATTGTTAGAAAAAGCACATATATATTTTATTGAATTTTTAATTCAAATAAATATAAATTGTGCCAGTTTTGATTTAAAACTGAGAGATGCTGTTATGTTTACGTATAAAAAAACCATTTTGTCATATAAGCAAACAAACAATAACAATAATAACACCATAAAAGAGCTTGATAACAATTCAAATATACTGTGCAATATATTTTACATTGTAAACAATCTCAATTTTATTGAGTGTTTAAAAGGAGACAGAGACCAAGACAGAGACCAAGACGAAGATAGCAACATAATATGTTGTAATAAATTTATAACAAATAAATTGAACGCTATTAAAACATTAGAAAACAAGCTATTAAAAATAATGGCTGCTTCTAATAATACTAATGCTATTGATAACGATAGTAACGATCCATTACTAATAGATTTAAACAATAAAGTATTGGAATTGCGAACCACTATGGAAAAAACAATTGAAACACATGTTAAAGATGCAAACTATAATATTAATATGTTAAATAATATACACACATTACTAAACACTTATTGAATAAACACAAATTTTTTCTTTATTTTTTTATTTTGTACTTGCTTAATTTTGGAGCCTTCAGTAAATATATTATCATATTCAAGCGATAAAATATTCTTGATATATTCATATACAACATCTAACGTTGTTTCGTCACATTTACCAACAATTAATATACTTCCTGTTCTAAATATCATATAAGAAATTTTAACGTCTTTATCATTGCAATAATAAATGCACCTAATTCCTGGATATGAGCAAGGATCATAAATTGCATTAATATTATACTTATTTCGCAAAATGCTGTATAAAATCTCTCTATTAATATAAAACCCACAATGAAAATTAGAATTTATTAATACATTTTCTGTAATTCTATAATTACAAGTTATATCACTATCAATACACTTATTTAATATAGCCAATAAGTCATTAATGATTATGTTTAGCTGGTCGTCGTTTTGAATTCCTGGGATCTCTATTTTGCCAGTATTGAAAATTTTAACATGTATTTCCTTGAAAGAATTAGCAATATATATTCTTAGCGATAATACAAAACAATTATAGAAAGCACTCTTATCTTTATTACGCGTATACAATAAATCTTTTTTACATAGTCCAATGCTTAATTTCCGAATATGCTTGAATTTTTTATCAGTATCAATATGGGTAATAATTTTATTATGAACATTAGTAATATTAAGTGATTGCGCTAACATTTTTTCATATTCGTCCCTACATTCAAACGAAAATTTTATTTGTTTTTTTATAATACCTTTTTCTTGTTTGTTATAGTCGGTAATAGGTAAAAGCCAGAATGTTGTAAAAATATCAAGGCTTTTATTCAAGAACAAAATTTTTGTTTTTGTAGAAATATATATACTTGAACAATTTTTACCAAAATCTTGCTTAGGAATAGCCTTTTTTTGTAAATTAATAATGCTTCCATTTAATCTATTGAAAGCAGTATCAAGACCGTCATTTTTCACATCATCAATAGTATGATCAATAGTATGATCAGCACCATGATCAATAGTATGATCAGCACCATGATCAATAGTATGATCAATACTATCATTAATAACACCTTTTTTTGCAGCATCATTGGACTTATTATAATTAGACGTATCATTGTTTTCTAAAAACATTAGCCATTCGCCTTCAATACTCATGAATAATAACTATTAATAGTAATTGTTTATAATTGTTTATAATTGTTTCAATTATAATATTTAATATGTATTTTTAAAACATATATTTTTTAACTTAAAGAAAATCGCGACTTTTAAAACATATATTTTTTAACTTAAAGAAAGACCGCTATCACTTTTGAATAAATAATATAAATTATAGAGAATAATATTTTTATCATATAATTTGTTGTAATTATTGATAAAAAATTCCATTTTATTTATTACATTGTTATCAATATTTGATATATTATTTTTCAATATGCTATATACATATAATTTTATGAACTCGCTATAATTGAATTTATGCTTTAGCTCTAATGATAAAAATGATTTTTTAAAATATTCATAAGAGCGACTATTATTTATAATATAAAGATTTTTATATATATCATCGGTAATAAAATGTTTAATATTGTCTTTACTTAATTGTAATAAATTAATCATGGCCCTTATATCGTTTTTGAATGTATTTATAATGTTTTTTAAACATTCATCTGATACCTGTATTTTTTCATTGTTAATTATACATGTTAAGAATTTATGAATTTCATTAAAAGGAATTGTATTGAATTTTAATTTACAAAAATAGTTTTGCAAATTATTATCTATTTTCGTAATATAATTACAAATTAAACAATATCTGACATTATAATTACTATAATATTCTATTAAATATTTTAAAGCCAATTGCGCACTATTTGTCATATAGTCGACTTCGTCCAAAATAATAAACTTTGGACCTTCAAAAAACAAATTGTCACTTACTACAAAAGTATACAAATTATTTCTAATAATTTCTATACCTCTCTCATGTGACGCGTTTAGATGTATAATTTGCTTTTTATTATCTTTATAATATTTGGTTAAATAGCTATTTATTAGATTTATTACTGTTGTAGTTTTACCTGTTCCTGGTGGTCCATATAAAAGCAAATTGGGAAAATAATTTTTAGCAAGAATGTTTTTAATTAATAGCTTATTATAATTACTTAAAATAATTTTTTCTAAGTTATTTGGCCGATATTTTTCATTCCAATTCATATTTATATCATTCTTTATATCATTCTTTATATCATTCTTTATATCCATAATATTACTTATTAAATAAGTAATCAATAATAATCTATATTGTTTTAAATAATATTTTAAATAATATTTTAAATAATATTTTAAATAATAAATTAAAACAATATAAATTATATGTTATTTATTTAATTAAATGCTGCCCAAGAAAAAAGGAAGAAAACCAAAGTCCTATTATGAGAATTTAAAACTGCAAGAATTATCAAACAACTCTTTAACTCTAACAAATGATGTAATAAATGATGTAATAAACACATTAATAGACGATGTAATAAGTGGCGCCAATGAAAATATTCTAGACATTTCTAAGGCCGTTGTTCATAAAAAGAGAGGTAGAAAACCCAAAGGAGGAATAATTATAGAACAAAATAAAATAGAAATACAAACCGAAATAAAACCAAACATTATTTTACATTTAAATTGTAAATTAAATGATATAATTACCGGAGAGCTTAACTACGATCCGACCGTTTATAATATAAAAGAATTTGATAATATGAATATTAAATACGATTATATTGAAAATAAAAACGATAATACTATAAATAATGATGACAATATAAATAGTATAAACAATGCAAACAATGCAAACAATATAAACAATGCAAACAATATAAACAATACAAACAACAATTCAAATAATTCAAATAATTCAAACAATTCAAACAATGCAAATAATGCAAACAATGCAAACAATTCAAACAATGCAAACAATGCTAATGACACTATGTTCTTTAATAACGAAGAAAGCATATTAAATAATAATGAAAAAAATTTATACAATAAAGCTTTATCAAAGAAATTAGAAGATTTATCTAAACAACTAAAAACTAACAATATTAATAAAAAAAGTGCATGCTTTTGGTGTACATATAATTTTGATAATCAAACAATACTTATCCCAAAATATGAAGTTAAGAATACATATTTTTGTTATGGGAATTTCTGTAGCCCGGAATGTGCGTGCTCTTATTTGATGAATGAAAATATAGAGAGCTCTCAAAAATTTGAGAGATATTATTTACTTAATAATATATACGGTAAAATTTATAATTATGAGAAAAACATTAAATTGGCACCATCGCCTTACTATACATTAGAGAAATTTTATGGAAATTTAAATATTCAAGAATATAGAAAATTATTAAAACACGAGCGACTGCTATTAGTGGTAGATAAACCGTTATCAAAATTAACACCTGAATTATATGACGAAAACGAAGACTATATACTAAATAACAAATCCATTAATAACAAACAAAATTGTAATAAGACATATAAAATAAATGTAAAATAGATTTTTTGCAAAATAATAAATATTTTTTGCAAAATAATAAATATTTTTTAAAATTGTTTTAAAATATTTATTAAACTAATTTAAAATATAACTATCAATATTTATAACATGGATAGCGATTTAACGTTGCTTATTAATAAATTATCGCAAGATATTACACAATCTTTAAGGTCAAATTTTACTGTTTTTATAGAAAAAAATAAAGCAAATAATGAACTAATGAATAGTGTAAAAACATTATTGGCGAAGCTACCTGAACATATTGAATTAAATGAAAAATTTATTGAATTAAATGAAAAATATAATAAACTAACACATGACTATGATGAGTTACTTGAAAAATATAATGCATTAAAAGAGAGCAAAGGTAATATTGTTATTAATGTAAATGAGGTTGCTGAACAGAGCTCAAAAATTATCAAATTAACAAGCAAAAGTGCTGAAAAAAATACATGTGAATTTGATTTAAAAAAACATGAAATTACACGAGTAAACGCAGTATTAGAAGAGGAAGAGGAAGAGGAAGAGGAAGAGGAAGAGGAAGAGGAAGAGGAAGAGGAAGAGGAAGAGGAAGAGGAAGAGGAAGAGGTAGAGGAAGAGGAAGAGGAAGAGGAAGAGGAAGAGGTAAGTTTTAGCGAAGCAAAAGCAAAAGAAGAAGTAAACGCAGTAAAGGAAGAAGAGGTAAGCATTAGCGAAGCAAAAGTAGAAGAAGATGAAGAAGTAGAAGATGAAGAAGTAGATGAAGAAGAAGAAGATGAAGAAGAAGAAGATGAAGAAGTAGAAGATGAAGAAGTAGATGAAGAAGAAGAAGAAGAAGAAGATGAAGAAGAAGAAGAGGTAAGCATTAGCGAAGCAAAAGCAAAAGGAAAGGAAGAAGAAGAAGAGGTAAGCATTAGCGAAGCAAAAGCAAAAGCAAAAGGAAAGGATGAAGATGAAGAAGAGGTAAGCATTAGCGAAGCAAAAGCAAAAGCAAAAGGAAAGGATGAAGATGAGGTAAGCATTAGCGAAGCAAAAGCAAAAGGAAAGGATGATGAAGAAGAGGTAAGCATTAGCGAAGCAAAAGCAAAAGGAAAGGAAGAAGAAGAAGAAGAAGATGAAGAAGAAGAAGAAGAAGAAGATGAAGAAGAAGAAGAAGAAGAAGAAGAAGAAGAAGAAGAAGAACTAGTTTCAATTACTATTAAAGGTAAAAATTACTACAAAAACGAATTAAACAATGCTATTTATGAATGCTTACCTAACGAAGATATTGGAAAATGTCTTGGAAAATTAGTCAATGGAAAAATTAGCAAATAGCTAAAAAAAAAAATAATTAATAAAAAAATAATTAATGAAAAAACTCATCATAATTAAGTTCTATGTTTTCCTCTATAATTTTATATGAATTATTAATTTTATAGTTAATATATTGTTCTATAAGCTTCATAATTCTGTTGTATACTAATTTGATATGGCTTTCATCATATTTGTCAGATACAAATATATGTAGTAACAAATTTTTTTTATTTGTACAATACAATTGAGTATTACAAAATATAAAATTAAAATTATTATATTCACTACTATATTTAGTTAATATTTTAGTAAATATTATATCTTGTTGATCAATATGTTTTAATAAATTATTTTGATATAATATAAAATTATTGTAAAATATTTTGATAATGTAAGTAATATCGTTCAATTGCCATATTTGGTATAAAAATATGTTTTTGTCTATACAATCACAAAATGCAAAATTATCCAATATTTTTTTATATATTTTTAAGTCAGCGCTAGATAAATTAACATTAAATAATTTAATTATGTTTTCATGTAATAACAAACTTAGGCTTGTTCTATCTGAATAATTTATTATATCTAAATTATCCAAATTAAATCTATGTTCAAGTAAATTCTTTGTCAATAATTTTATATTGCTGTTGTTAATAATAGTATTATTAGTAGAATTATTGATGTTATTAAATTTTAATTCTATAATATTATTGCAATAAAAATAGTCTATATTTATTAATTTATAAAATTTATTATCAAGATAATCTAAAATATTATTTACAATAATAGTACTATTATTTAAGTCAAAAATAGCAGGATATAATTTTAGAAGTATATTTTTTAATTGACTATTTGATGGGGGGCTAATTTTTAATAAAGTAGAAATTTTATATAATTCTGTAAATTTTTTCTCTTCTTGTAATGTATTTATAAATATAAAAGGTATTGACTTATGACTAGTCTTTTTTTTTAGTAATTTGATCAAATTTGTAAAATAGCTCTTATCGCTATAAGAATAATAGTTTATATTATCTACAATTAAAGCATTACTATGTTTATTATTGTAAAACATGGAATATACATCACTGTGGTTTGTCATGTTGATCAATTCATCAACACTTAATTTATTTTGATTACAATCAATATAATTAATATTGTATTTTAATGAGTTAAGAATGTTTTTAATTATAGTGGTTTTACCTATCCCAATATCGCCATATACATATAAAAATTTTTGTGAATTAGTCTTATCTAAATTTTTAATATAATTGATTACATTAGTATATATATATTTAATATCATTAGCATTATAATAATTTATATATTCCATCTATTATTTTTATTAACATTATTTTTATGTATTTTTTTAATTAAATGAGTTAAATTATATTTACTTATAATTTCTATTATAAGATCTTTACATTTTTTATTATTGGGTATATTGCATTTATTGGTTATATTGCTATAATAATAGAAAAAATCAATCAAACTATAAAAAGATAGATTTTTATAGTATATAGCATTATGCTTTTTAATAACTAGCTCTCCACTAACCAACTTTTGCACATATAAATTTAACACTATTGTGCTAAAAATTAGCAAATCATATTTTAATAAATAATAATAATAATTATAATTATTAAAATTATTAATGATATTTGGATTGGCATTATAATGATTATAATGATTATAATGAATATTAAGGAAGCGAGAATTATAATATTTATTGAAATTTTCCTTGTTTAAGCTATATTTTAGTAATGGATCAATATATGTCCATATTAAATTTAACACTTCATTAGGTAATGAAGCATATAATTCTTTTGACATTTTATATATATTTTTATTATTTATAAATATATTATAAAAAATAAAAATAAAAATAAAAATAAAAATAAAAATAAAAATAAAAATAAAAATAAAAATAAAAATATCATGTTTTAAATTAACTTATTAACTTATTAACTTATTAACTTATTAACTTATTAACTTATTAATTTTGTTATTTCATTAATATTAAGTTTAATTAATTCATTTTCACGCTTTAAAAGGTCTAGGTCTTGAGTTAAAATAACGTAGTCTTGACTAATAGTTTTTAATAAATTAGTCTTGTACTCTAGTTCATCTAACTGTAAACTAAGTTTATTTATAATAGCCATTTGCTCTTGAAAAGCTTTAATCAATATAACATCAAAACAACTATATTTAACAGATTTATAGCTTTCTGTTTTACCAAGATTAATATCTTGTATGCTTAATATTCCATTATTAACTAAAGTCGGAAATAGCTGCTCTAATTCTTGCGCAACAACACCAATTAGTTTAGTGCCTTTAGAGCCTTTCAAGTTATAATTAACAACTCTGACTTTCAGTAGATCTGCTAATTTAGGATTAGTATCAACTATATTTTCTTTTAATCTAACATCACTAAAAGTAACACGATCCTTATAACGAATGTCTCCATTTGCTTTAAAATTAATAGTATTATTATTGGTGGGATTTGAATACGTAGTACGTGAAAACCATGTTGCTATTACAGTAGTTGATATTTCAGTAGGAAAATAAGATGAAGAAAATCCACTTGAATGAAATAAAAAATTATTAAAAATAGTAAAAGTGTTTTTTGATGGATAATCAGTAGTTGTTTTAAAAAAGATTGCTTGCGCATTATTGCCTAGTGACCGATTATTCCACCCACGATTTGCAAATTCAACCCCTTGCTCAGATAAATTATTTGGTTCATTTATAGCAAAATTTTGATAGTTCCATAGATCTCCAGTAATCCATTCCCAATTTCTTGATGTTTTACCACCTGCGCCTTCAGAATTAGTAGGATTAGTTACTCTCTTTCCACCTATCCATACACTATTGTTTCTAGCACTAATTTTAACAAGTTCATTTTCTACTTCGTTTTGTATAGATGCCAAAAAACGACTGGATGTTGCTCTATTATTATGTATCGTCCAAGTATCAATCCGTGTATCTAAGTCATATTTTTTAGTAGTACCATTAAAATGAAATTTAAAATTTGGAGCTACAATTATAGTGTTTGTATTTGTAATTTTAATACCGCCAGCACTAAAAAAATATTCATCACTGTCAACACTCGAATTATTAAAGTCTCGTTTTCGAGGCATCAATGTTGCTAACCTATTTAATGAACTATCTGTTAATTTCCAATATTCAACATAACCTCTTACCTTCCTATTAGCTAATATATCAATAAGAACATCAGGAAAACCTATAGCAAATACGCAATCATTATTAGTAGAGCTAATATTACTAATATCAAGACTTCTAGGTCCGGCTGAAATACGAGTAGTGCTAGTATTAGGGTAAGTAAATGTTATAGCAGAACTAACATAATCTATAGTCTTAATAGGTGTCCAATCATTTGTAGTCCACTTATAAATAAAGACATAATGTGTATTTGATACAATAATTTTCTCAGCATCAGAAGTCATTTTAAAAGCTATAATATTCTTATAATTATTATAACTAGAACCTAATGTTTGGCGTGAACCTCTTATAGTATTATCAGTAGTTGTGCAGTTGTATGTATAAAATTTATCATCAACACTAAATCCTAATACACTAGGACTTTGAGAAAGTGTTACAAAATAACCAAAATTCGTATTAGTAGATACACCGAGAACACTAGCGCTATAACTTGTTAAAGGATTAGACCCCCAACTCCCTCCTGCTACACTATATAAACCGTTAGAGAATGACCAAGTTCCGCTACTATAACTATATACTTTTATAATATTTCTTGTATCACCAAAAGCTAGTATTAATTGTGAAGTAGCTGAATCAGTAACATAATTAAAATTTATAGCAAGATTTTGAAGATTTTTTCTCCAGTTTTCTGTAAATTGTGTCGGTATTATTCCAACGCTAGTCTCAGTATATGCCGAAAAATTAACACTAATAGAAGACCCTAATGTAGTCCAGCCATTAGCATTTCTAATATATACAGTAACGTCACTTGCTTTACCAAGAGCAACAAACATCCCATCATTAGTAACTGCTATACATGAATAACTTGTAGGTATGCTATTATCATTAAATATTGAAACATAATTTGAATTGTTGTTACTATTTTCAGAAATTTTAAATGAACCAGTTGTTAAACCATTATTAGTATTATAGCTATTTACATATGAAAATGTATCATATTCATATTTTAGAGTTCTTACTTGTATTTCCTCGTCAATTACATTAGTTACATCATTATTAATATTGCTAGCATAGTTAGTAAAGTATTGAATTGTTTGAGTGTTAGAGCCACCAGCAATATCTGTGAAACCACTAACATTTCTATTATTGGAAGTAGTATTTGAGGGATTATCTGGAAGGTCAAGGACTTTTATTGCTGTAGCTGTTGCTATAATAGAACCATTGCTTGAAGATACAAGTAGTGGCAGTTTTACATTAGTTTGAGAAATATTTGTTGATGTATGAAAAACAGTAGATGTTGTACTAGTATTAGCATCTTGAGGTCTATTTGTTGTAGTACTAGAACCAACAGGAGTGTCGCCTCCTGTATATGATGAATTATAGGTTGTTGATATCTGGCCATTAAAAAAATTCTGATAGTCCCAGTTGGTTCCATCGTCCCATTCCCAATCATTACTAGTTCTGCCAGTAATATTTGAGCCTGATTTACGTTTTGCTCCAATGTATATAGTATCAAAACCAGCTTGTTGCGCGAAATCTGCAACTGTTGTATTTTCAGGAGAATTATGAATAGAAACTAATTTGTATGTAATGTAAGTGCTTGACAAGTTTATAGCATTAGTTCTATGATCTTCCCAATTACGAAAAGTGTTGTCGGCATATAGTTCATTATTTGGTTGCACCTGGGTTACTATAGTATCTCTGTAATTTATATTTTTAAAAATTGCTTTTGCAGTAGCTGTTTCACTAAAATCATACAAGTCTCCATTTGAAAATATTGCTGCGCGAGTTCCAAGTAGTGGTCGACCCGAAGACCAAGCAGTATTACTATCCCAAGAAGTATTATCATACCATTTCCAGTTTGCTCTTCGTGATGCCAGGTTGTAGGCGTAACGAATTACTACAATACCCGAACCACCTGCACCCGAAGGTAGGCCATAACCTGGATCGGTTCCTCCACCACCTCCACCTGTATTGGGAACAGCATCTGTATATAGTGCAAATGGACTACTACTAGTACTAACGAGACGATTAGCTATTGCATGCAAATGTAATGTATAATCATCATCAATAGGAATGATAGTAAATAATAATGTTCCTGTATTATCAGCTATAAAGGTAAGATTAAAAATTATTCCCATATAAGAACCGCTGTCTAGCCCATATATATTTGGATTAAGCACCGCACTAATGCCATTAGCTGTAAATGTTTGATTTCTACCACTACTATGCCCCCAACCAATTGAGAAGATACTTGTCTTATATGTTGCTCCAGGTGTGAGATTTCTAAGTGTTATTGTACGCGGAGAACCACCACCATATAAGAACTGGGAAGTGAGTGCAACTCCTGTTCCCGATACACTACCAGTGCCAAAGCCATCATAATAAGCTATACCGCCCCCAATAGAAAAATTATATCCAGACAAAGCACTAGCTTGAAAAGGTACTCCATTAACTGTAGCTGCAACTGCCATATCGCCACCCAAATTCACCGCAACTGTATAAGTTGCATTACTATCAAGTCCTGTACTTGCATCATTTGTCCAGGCATTATATGTCCATAAATATGTATTAGCATTACTACTATTCCAAGGGACACCATTTCCACCCCCGTATGTTCCGTTTCTAACATTATACTCCCCTCCATATGCTATACCGGCGGTGCTTGAATCGCTGCCTGCTCCTCCACCTCCGGCATAATATTTTGTTGTGCCTGTAATTGAACTACTAATTCCAATAGCACCATCTTTACTCGGATAGTGCCCCACACTTTCCGCTGGAGAACCAGCACCACCACCGCCACCACCAGTAGATTCATTTATTCGTGCAGATCCACTATTTCCTTGTTGGTAGATACCAGAACCACCAGATGATGTATCACCTGCGCTTGCACCACCACCTGAACCGCCATTTCGTCCGATTTGTGTACTCCAACCACCTCCACCTCCTCCTCCTGTTGTGGTAACTAATGATCCTATCGAAGACGAACCACCGTCATTACCTGGTGAGTTAGCAAAAGCACGAGCACCACCTGCTCCAACAGTAATATTATAAGAACCAGCAGTTAATGTGGTTGTTCCTGTAAGAACTCCTCCAGCGCCTCCACCACCTCCTCGTCCGGCACCACCACTACCACCTCCCGCTACAACAAGATATTCGACATTAGCAGTATGCGTCATTGCTAATGTATGAGTTCCAACCTGGTTGAACTCGTGGTATATATAATCATTATCAGCATAAATAATACCCCCACTACTATATGAATTTATTATAGTAGCATCTATGAAGTATGCGGCAGTGGGATTATTTGCAGTTATTGCATCTGTAACTTTTGTTCTTTCATCAGAACTTGAAATAACTGCTAAAGTTCGTTCTGATGTATTTGCATTTCTATGCTGTTGCCATGTCTTATTTTCGTCTTCCGCTTCATATCTAGTAGTAACAGGGCCGTATGTTGTTGTTGTATGAGCCTGTGTTATTTTTCTATATACAGCTTTCGCCGTACTTCTGATGCCGTCAATATCATACCACTTTCTTCTCCCCATAGCATTTATATCTGTATATCTTATAAACTGCATAACTATATTAGATCCTTCTTGATCAGGTTGAACTTCAAAAGTAGTATGAGTAGGGGTTGATGTCCATACACGTGTATATCTAATAGTATATGCACTAGTTACGGTAGTAGTTGCTATATTTGTTGTTTGTATAAGCGAATAACTCTCTCTTATATTTGTATCTTCAACATTATCATCAATATAAGTTATAGCATAAGGAAATACTAATTCATCACTAACTTTTGCACTATTAACTTTAACTAAAGAGCTATTTAAATAACTTAATCTAGGATATATATTGGGCGGACTTGACACTACTGACACAATAGCGCTTAAATCATTAGTCCTTAAAAAATTTCTATTAAGACATAAATCAAAATCGGACTTTATATATACACTATTACTAATACTTGTTATGTTATTAGTTAGCTGACTAAATGAACTTTCTAATAAGCTTCTTTTAGTAATATTTGTATTAAGACATAAATCAAAATCTGCTTTTGAATAAAGACTTATACTCAAATCGCGCAAAATCCTATTTGTATTGCTAAAATCAGTAATACCTTTAGAAATAGTTACAAAATCACTAGATAAAACTTGATTTAAATTCTGCGAATTTAATTTAAATATTCCATAAATATCTAAAGTATTAAAACTCATGTCCAAGTTTTTACTCAGGTCATTGGCTATAGTACAAGACCCATCTAAAAATCCAGAAAACTTGGCACTGTTTATTTCATTAAATTTTAAACTATTAGAACCTATATTAAATCTATTAGCAACACTAGGAATAATATTTCCAGAAACACTAACTTCTCCTATAGAAACGTCAAAGTAATTATTCAATTTAACGTCTGGAAATAATTGTGAATAATATAATTTTTCACAACTAATATCACCGTAAAAAACACTAATATTACTAATATTTGTAACAGTTTCTTCAAAACTGAGCCCAATATTTAAAGGTTTGCTAATTTCTAATTTAGCATAATCATCCGAACTTTTAATAATAATAGGAGTATTATAATTTGAATTTGAATTTGAATTTGAATTTGAATTTGAATTTGAATTTGAATTTGAATTTGAAAATTTAATATAACATTTACTGTTTAATGAAGTATCTAATACTAAACTATATAATGAAACATCAGTAAACACAGCTTTAGCTGGATTACTATTATTAGATTTATCAAATCCAATAGGAGTATTATAAATATAAGAGTTAAAAATATTCATATTAGAAAAATCCGTTAATACTACATCACTATTATTAATACTACTATCATAAAACATGCTGTTATTAAAATTAACTCCACGAAATCGCGTTTCAGATGCCACAGTATCTAAAACAGTATCATCTACTAGTCCTCTTCGATACTTAAATATTCCATCCAAATATATATTTCCTATAATAGTTAGTCCAGTTGTATAAATTATTCCATTTAAACACAAATCATTTACATTAATAAAGTTGGTTTTTAATATATTAGAAATGTCTAAATTATTATTTATAGTCATATTATTGTTAACAACAACTTGCTTATTATTTTGTGGTGTAACTAAAACTATATTATTTTGAGAACTCTCAATAACTAAATTATTATTAATTGGTCCAAGATTTAGGGATGAATTTATTGTTTGATTGTTATGATAAATATACGATGAATTAATCTTCCAAGGAAGATTACTATTATTATAATTTGTGTAACTAATATCATGTTTATAATTATAATTAAGAGACATTTATAATAAGTATAATAATTATACTTATTATAAAAATTATTTTTATATTTATAAAAAGTATAAAAAGTATAAAAATTATAAAACTTATAAAAATAATAAAAATACTAAAATAATAATATTTTACATAGTAGTTTGTGTACATGCTTTAGGATTATTTGTAATTCCGTCCCAATGTATATTGCAATTTTTTGCCCATTTAGATTTTTCGCAGATGATATCATTAGCAGAAGTCCCACTAACATTAAATTTAGTGGTTGGATAATTCCTACATTGAGTTGTTGCATATCCATCATTTATTTGATTATTTCTACATATTATTTCACCGGCTCTATTATATGTAACATTCCAATAGTCGGGACAATCAGTAACAACAGGAGGAAAGGTTTCTCCTTCTAAAGTTCTAACTATAAGAATACCTACTATTATTAATCCCAATATTAATAATATAGTAGAAACAATTAAAACAATTTTATTAAATTTAGTTATCATTAGATTATTAGATTATATAAATAATATATATTTTATTGAACAATTACATAAAATAATTAAAACTAATTAAAACTAATTAAAACTAATTAAAACTAATTAAAACTAATTAAAACTAATTAAAACTAATTAAAACTAATTAAAACTAATTAAAAATTATATTATAATATAATAAATGTCAAAGTCAAATTTAAATGCAAATGGAAAAATCAACATAATGGGTCCTAATACTTCCACATTATTTTCAATGATGGATAAAATACCGATAAACACAAATACAAACTATCAAAATGTATTAGCGGGCACAATTCAACGCTCACCATTGTCGGATAGTTATTTTTCAAAGCAAAATATTCAATATATACAAAATGGAATAAGGCAAGGAGTTTATGATAAATCGCAAAGACGAATAGCAGTAGATCAGCAACCCGAGGATCAAATAGTAATGGTCATGAGATCAATGTATTTACAATATTCTAAAAATTTAGATACTAATATAGAAGCACAAGTAAAAGACTTAAATGGACTAGTATTAAATTTTTGTATAAATAATGTATTTAATGAAGCAGTAGCTTATTTAAAATATAGAGAAGACGCTAGCACTATGCATATTCCAATAACACATCCAATTTATTCAAATAAAACAAATAAAGTATTAGAACAAAAACCATGGTTTTAAACTAAAACTAAATCATATGAATGTTACACAATGCTATTTTTTCCTAATTTACTCAAAATTTCATTTAATTTATATTTTAAAATAACATTCTCTTCTTTTAAAGTATTTATAGAATTATTCAACGATTTAGTGTGTTCTTGTAAATCTTTATAAACATTGTAGTCATCATTTAATGTTGTTATTTTGGTCTCAAGTTTATTAATAATTTCTTGCTCTTCTTGTAAGGCTTTAATTAATATTAATGTAAAACAACTATATTTAACAGATTTATAGCTTTCTGTTTTACCTGCACTAATATCTTCCAGACTTGGTTCATTTTCTGAAACTAGACTAGGAAAAATAGTTTCTAACTCTTGCGCAATGACACCTATATGCTTATTACTACTAGCTAAACCTTTTAGATTATAATTAACAACTCTAACTTTTAATAAATCTTGTAATTTAGGACCTGTATTAACAATGTTTTCTTTTAATCTAATATCACTCCAACCACTATAAGAATTATTTATATTAGTAATGTCTCCATTTGCGTGAAATCTTATAACGGGATTGTTTGAAGTTAGCCAATCAGTTCTCCATTCGCTAATTATTGTGCTATTATAACCACTATCGATTTTTTGTATATAATTACCTGAGCTTTCAAAAATAAACCTGTCATCAAAAATTCTAAATTCGGTTGCATTTGTAGGACTTATTTTTACATAATTTGTATTTAAACATGTGTCTACAAATGCACGCGAATATACATTTCCACTTAAGCCAACAATTCTTCCGCTTAGTTCTTGAAATGAAAGTTCAAATGCTGGTCTTCTAACATAAATAGTATTAAGACATAAGTCAACAAATGCACGCGAATATACATTTCCACTTAAGCTAACTATTCTTCCACTTAGTTCTTGAAAAGAAAGATCTGCCCCTGAAATAGTTAAATAAGTGCCTGTTAAAGTCTCGTTTAAATTCATTCCATTTAATCTAATAATTCCGTTAATATCTAAATTATTAAAACTCATGTCCAAGTTTTTTTTCAAGTCATTGGCAATAGAAGCAGTTCCGCTTAAATCTCCAATAAATCGACTACTATATATTTCATTAAATTTGTAATCGGTGGAACCTATATTAAAAGTATTATTAATAGGAATAATATTTCCCGAAATACTAATAGCGCCAATAGAAACATCAAAATAATTATTTAATCTAATGTCAGGATTTAATTGCTTATAATATAATGTATTGCAACTAATATCACCATTAAAAATGCTAATATTGCTAATATTTGTATTTATTGGTCTTGTTCCAATTATTAAAGGTTTATTAATTTCTAATTTAGAATAATCATTAGAGCTTTGAATAAGCGTAGGTAAATCATTATTAATAGCATTCGGAAATTTAATAACATTTTGACCGTTTTGTGATCCGTCAAATGTCAAGCTTAATAATGAAACGTCGGTAAAAACCGCCTTGGATCGTAATATATTATTATTTTTATCATATCCAATAGCACTATTGGAAATGTAAGAGTTATTTATAGTACACAAGAAAATTTCTGATGAAATTATTTCACTATCACTAATGTCTCCGTTATCGAAATTACTTTGAGAGAAATAAGTTTTTTCACCATCAAAACCTGCCACCCTACCAACTGTATCAAAAAAATTGACTTGCCCTATTATATTAACGTTTCCAACAATATTTACGCTATTTGAATTATTTAAATATAAAGTATTTGACAATGAAATATCATTAGCACTTAGTTTATTTGTATTAATAATATTAGAAACATCTAAATTATTATTTACAGCCATACTATTTTTAACAATAACATTTTTATTTGCTGCTGTAGACATTATAATATTGCTAGTTGCGCTTTCTATTATTAAATTATTGCTTATTGTTCTAACTTGCGAAGAATAAGAACCGTCATTATAATTTTGATTATTATGATATATATATGTTGTATCAAACATAAAGGGTAATCCTGATTTATTATATTCAATATAACTAATATCATTGGTAGAATTATAAACAATTAAATTCTTAATATTTGGACTAGTCATTTTTTTTATATTATATTATATATTTTATAATATAAAATCATACAAAATTAAATAATTTTTTAAATAATTTTAGATTAACTTTTTAATGTTTAGTTCTAGTAGCACGCATTTTATTGCCTCCCTTTTTCTTATGTCTTCTGCTATGTTTATTACCCCCCGTTGATAATTTACTCGCATTACTATCCAAATGCTTATATTCTTTCCATATTTTATCTAAGTGATAATAAAAATCAATTCTAGCATTATTTTCATTAGTTGTTGCTACTTTTAGTTTTTTAAAAGCACCAATAAAAATAGTATAAAAAATAATATAAAAAAAAATAATAAATATAATATAAATTATTGTTCTAAAATCTCTATTTATCTAAAATCTCTATTTATTTATTTTTGCTTCTTAGATTTTTTGGACTTATCTTCACTTTTAACATTACTTTCCAAAAATTGGCTATAAGCAATTTTTAATGCATCTAGCTCTTTTAGCCACATATGCTCTAAAGTAGATGCATTAATAGTAGCTAATTCGTTTTTCTTAAGCTCGTGCTCGTTTAATAATTTTTCGACATTTTCTTTACAAACCGAATCCATAGGCATTTTTACCAAATAATTGTAGTCATGTGTCTCTCCCAAATCAAATTTAAAGTCCTCCATAATTTTATAAATTGTGTCTTTCGACTTCTTACGCAAATCAATCTTATCATCTAAATTATATTGAATAAAACGCGCTTTATTGCTTAACACTTTAAGTTCGCACTCAATCTTCTGTATAATATGCTTCTTTCGTTTGGCATAATAATCATAACGAATAACATAATAAGTGTCAATAATAGCATATACATTGTCATATTTATTTAATTGCTCCTTTTCATTAAATAAATGCATATTAGTAGTACACTGGCTAGTATATAGCTTCAAGTATTTTTCTAATCCATTAATGCCATAATCGTGTTCTTCCGAGACTAATTTAGATAAAATTCCCGGATAAAATGACACCTCAAAATCGACATTAATGTCGGTAGACATATCCACAAAATCTTTGACATATTCATCGTTACACTTTGAAGATTTGCTTTTGCTAGATTTTGCATCTAAAATTCCTTCCAAAAATTCTTTATAATCTTGTGTCCATGTTCCTACAGGAAGCTCGCTAATGCGAATTTTGTCTGGACTAATTGTTTCATAACATCCCTTAATAATGTATTTTTTATATGTTGTGTCACAAGAGTAAATCTTCCCCTTAAAACCTTGATAATAAGGTTCAATTAACAATCCTTTAAGGTCGCTTTCACAAACATTATTTAATTTTGCCTCTAAATAGTTAATAATTTGAATAGGATTATAGCACATAATATCTGTGCTAAACCCTGTTCCTATTCCTTTTGTTCCATTTACAAGGATCATCGGAATAATAGGCATATAATAAATCGGTTCAACACTCGACCCGTCATCATCAATATAGTCTAAAATAGCATCATCAAGCTCGGAAAATATTTTGCGTGTAATAGGATTTAAATACGTGAAAATATACCTTTCAGAGGCTGCATCTTTGCCGCCTTGAAGACGTGTTCCAAATTGTCCTTCCGGCTTAAATAAGTTAATATTATTTGAGCCGACAAAATTTTGAGCTAAACCAATAATTGCTCCATTTAAACTTGCTTCACCGTGATGATAACATGACTGCTCAGAAACATAGCCGCTAAATTGGGCGACTTTAATTTCACTATTTAATTTCTTTTTAAGAGCAGAATATAGGATTTTTCTCAAACATATTTTAAGACCGTCACAAATGTTGGGAATAGAACGCTCATTATCATAAATAGAGAAATGTATCATGTCATTATTTATAAATTCGCCGTAAGTTACACACGATTTGGAGGTATTTAAATAGCTAGAGCGATCATAATTAGAAAGCCACTCTTTGCGGTCATTTGCTCGTTTCTTATTAAATACTTTGTCAATGCTTTCTCTACATGTTTCAACACTTGTAAAATTTACAATCTTTTTATGTGCAAAATATTCTTTAAACTCTTTGCTTGTGCTTGTTCCAAGACCCTTATAATATTTGACGGTCCATTTAGCAAAATCGCTGTTTTCTTTTTTCCAATGCTCATATTCGCCATTATTATAAAAGGGAATTACTTCTTTGCCGTGTGTTGCTTTTAAAATAGGAGTATTCATGTAGCCAATAAATTCGGGTATTTCAATTAATGAACTCCACTCGCTTTCAATCATATTAATAGCGAGCCCTTTAATATGACTACCGTCTAAATCTTGGTCTGTCATAAATAAGAGCTTGCCGTAACGTAGCTTACTATTAACGTCTTGTAAAGAATACGTTTTTCCATGCTCTAGTCCAACAATTTGTTTAATTTCGCTGATTTCTTTATTTTCGCCAATTTTACCAATACTTTCGCCTCTAATATTAAACATTTTGCCTTTCATTGGATATACACCAATAATGTTTCTGTCTTCACGTGAAAGACCCGAAATAATGCCGGATTTAGCGGAGTCGCCTTCACAAAGAATTAATACACATTGCGACGATTTTGCAGTTCCGGCAAAATTAGCATCTACAAGTTTAGGAATATTGCGAATAGTTTTACATTTAGACCCGTCGCTTTTCTTAACTGCTTTATTTTCTTTGACTTCTGTTAAATTACACGCAGTAGCCATTACGCCCATTTTTGCCAATTTTTCAATAAATTTGCCGGATATCTCGCATGACGACCCAAAATTAGAAATGGCGCTATTTAAATAGTCTTTGGTTTGACTATCAAACGCTGGATTTTCAATAGTACAATTTACGAAAATCATAAGTTGCTCTTTAATAGATGCCGGCTTAACATCAATATGCTTTTTTTCTTTAATATAAGTTGTTAATTTCCGCACAATCTGATTAACAATATATTCAACATGCTTACCTCCTTTTGAAGTAAAAATCCCATTTACAAAACTTACTTGAGTAAATTCTTCATTTGGTGCTAAGCAAACCGCATATTCCCACCGCTCATTTGCTTGTTCATAAATTCGATCTTTGTCCGCCTTTGATCCAATATATAGATCAATGTAATTCATAAATGTTTTAATGTCAACCGGAATAGAGTTGTATTTTACTTTGATTGATTTATTTGTAACGGCAGCAATATCATAAACTCGCCGCCTTAATAGCGCAATAAAGTCTTTGTCAAAACCTTCAATGCCTAATCGCTTAAAATCTGGCTTAAAACTCACGCTTGTATAAGGTTTAGTTTTGCATTTTGTAATTTTAGGTTTTTCAATAATGTTTAAGTTATCCTTAAATTCTTGAACGTATTTTTGCCCGGTTTTAGCATCAACAGTTTCAATCTTGCCCCATGTTGACCAAATTAATACAAGCTTAAAACCGAACCCGTTTTTGCCTCCTACAATTTTCTTTTCTTCTTTAATATAATTAGTAGATGTTCGCAAATTAGCGAAAATAAGTTCAGGGATCCAAACTTTATATTCAGGATGAATTGAAACGTCTATACCGTTTCCGTCATTTGTTAGTGTAATAATTCCGGTATCGTCAATAGATATGTCAATCTTTGTAACAGGATAATTGTTTTCATCATTTGTTAAAGATGGAACTGAAGCCATTAATTGCTCCATACGAATAACATGATCGCGACAATTTACAATACCTTCATCAAATAATTTATATAATCCGGGAATATAAGTAATTTGCTTTTCAACAATTTTATGTGTTGCTTCATCGTAAATATGAACATTAGAACTAATTTTTTCAATAGAACCAATATAGGTATCTGGATTATCTAATACATGCTCTTTGTCGGACTTTTTTTGATATTTCTTGGAAAGATCATCGTTGGAAGCCATATTAAAATTATTATGTGATTACTATTTATATAAATATTTAAAAAATTTCAATTTTTATTATAAATATTATAAAATATTTTAAAATATTATAAAATATAATATAATATTTTTTATTTAATATTTTA